AAGGCCCGCCAGGAGTTGGTAAAACGTCTTTAGCAAAGGTCGGATTATCAAACATATTAAAAGATGATAATGGTGTTTCAAGACCATTTGCTATGATTCAAATGGGTGGAGATTCAAACGGTAGCACATTACACGGACACAATTATACATATGTTGGCTCAACATGGGGGTCCATTGTTCAGATATTAATTGATAAAAAATGTATGAACCCAATTATTTTTATAGATGAAATTGATAAGATAAGCAAAACAGAACACGGTAAAGAAATAGTAGGTATTTTAACACATTTGTTAGACCCTGCACAAAATGATTGTTTTCAAGATAAATATTTTTCTGGCATAGATATAGATTTGTCTAAGGCTTTATTTATTTTATCTTATAATGATGCGGACATAATAGACAAAATATTACTAGATAGGGTTCACAGAATAAAATTTGATAGCTTATCATCAGAAGATAAAATAATAATATCAAACAAGCATATTTTGCCTGAAATTTATAAAAAGGTTGGATTAGAGGAAATGATATTTTTTTCTGATGAAACAATAAAATTTATTATAGAAGAATATACATCTGAATCAGGTGTAAGAAAATTAAAAGAAATATTATTTGAAATTATAAGTGAAATAAATTTAAATGTATTAAAGAATAATGAAGTTGATTATGACTTTCCACTAGTTATTAGTATTGATGATGTTAAAAATAAGTATTTTAAGGATAAGCGAGAAATAAAAGTTCACAAAATACACACAGAGAGCAAAGTAGGCCTTATAAATGCTCTCTGGGCAAATAGTTATGGAGCAGGGGGAGTGCTTCCTCTTCAAGCTAGTTTTATTCCATCAAATAAATTTTTAGAATTAATATTAACTGGTTCAATGGGAGATGTTATGAAAGAGTCAATTAGTGTTAGTTTAACAAATGCTTGGAATTTAACAAGTTTAGAGAGACAAAAATATTTAATAGAAAAATATAACGACCCAAAAAATAATAATGTATGTGGGATACATATTCATTGTCCTGATATTAGTACAAAAAAGGACGGGCCATCCGCTACAACAGCATTTACTGTATTAATTTATAGTTTATTTAATGATATTAAAATTAAAAACAATTTTGGAATAACAGGAGAAACACATTTTGGCTTTTTTCTTACTGAAATTGGCGGTCTTCAAGAAAAAATAATTCATTCTATAAAAGCAGGAATTACTGAATTTATTTTTCCAAAAGAAAATCAATCAGATTTTGATAAAATTATGGAAAAATATAAAGACAATAATATCATTAAGGGTATTAAGTTTCACTCCATATCTCACATAGATGAAGTTTTAGATTTAATTCTAGAAAAATAAAAGTTATATTAATAATAATATATTATAAATTATTATTATATGAATCCTTCCCAACCAAATATTAATAAAGTTTCAGGTGGAGTCTCAAATACTCCGTTGTTATTTTTTCAACCATTTAATATTATTGTATGGTTATCATTCTTCTCTCCAATTATCTTGAGTATAGTTATGCTTTCATTGTCATTTGTTTTTCAAAATTTCAAAGGTTTCATTTTTTTAGGTTATCTTTTAGGAGTGTGCCTAATAAGAAACTACGTATACATGCTTAATGGTGCTACAGAATTACCATCTGATAACACTATATGTTCATCAATTCAATATTCAAAATACGGAAACCCTTCATTTAGTGCGTTTGTGTTTGCTTTTACAATAATGTATATTTCCTTTCCAATGTTTTCAAATGGTGAAGTGAATTTTTGGATTTTTGGAGGATTGTTAGCATATTTCTTCTTAGATATATTCATTAAGATATACAAAAAATGCGCAGTTAAAACTGGTGATTTATTTTTAAATGTATTGCTTGGGTTATCATCTTCTGCGCTAATAGTGACTTTAATGTATGCTGGTGGGTCTAGTAAATTTTTATTCTTCAATGAAACTTCTAGTACAAAGGAAGTTTGCTCTGTTGCTAAAAATCAAACCTTCAAATGTTCGCTTTATTCTGGAGGGGAACTCATAAGCAGTATGAACACTACAAATTAAATAATTTTTTGACAGCATAAATTTATAACCATTTACATAAACATTTATTTAAAACAACTTAAATATGACTAATTAATATAATTATAATGGATACTAACGAAGAAATTTATAAATCTATTAAAGATTTTGATAATTATTCAATAAGTAATTTAGGTAATATTAAAAATAATAAAACTAATAGAATATTAAAAATTCAAAAAACTTCAGGATATTCAACAATTGGATTAAATCAAAATAATGTTAAAAATTGTTTTCTTATTCATAGACTTGTAGCCCAAGCCTTTATACCAAATCAAGAAAATAAATTAACAGTAAATCATATAAATCACGACACACACGATAATAGAGTTATAAATTTAGAATGGAATACTCAAAAAGAACAAAACGAACACAATTATAAAACAGAAACTCAAAAAAGAACAACTTGTAGAGCAAGAAGTTTAATATGTTTTGATAAAGATAATAATGAAAATAAAATGGAATTTAGAACAATGTCAGAAGCATCTGAATGGCTTTATAAACAAGGAAATTCTAAAAATATAGAAGCATGTTTGGCTGGAATAAGACATTCTGTAAATAATGGTTGGTTATGTCACGGATACTATTGGAAATATAATGACTTAGAAAATAAAGTTTTAGATAATGAAATTTGGAAAGAAATTCCACAAGAAATTACACTAGGTAAAAATAACTATTTTGTTTCAAATAAAGGAAGATTTAAAAATGATAAAGGAAAAATAATGGATTTAAATGTTCATCGACAATATATTAGTGTATCATTTAGAAAAAATAACAAACAATTATCATATAAACTTCATAGAATTATAGCTGAATTATTTGTTTCAAATTTAGAAAATAAACCATTTGTCAACCATATTGACGGAAACAAAGAAAATAATTGTGCTGAAAATTTAGAATGGGTTACAAAATCTGAAAATACAAAGCACGCTCACAAAAATGGATTAATAAAAAAAAATTCACGTAAAGTAAATCAGTACGATAAAGAAAATAATTTTATTGCTCAATTTGAATCTATAAAGAGTGCGGGAATAATACTAAAATTAGATAAATCATCAATTGGACACGTTTGCGCAAAAGACCGTTCAGGTTCAAACACTTGTGGAGGATTTGTATTTAAATATGCTGACCAAGATGACGCAAATTAATTCATTTAAAACTATTAATATTATTCATTAACCATTTTTTTAGGTCTTTAATAATTAAAGTGCGTTGAAATGACTCAGTTAATAATTTCATATTACCTTTTGTGTTATAAACAGAAACAAAATTGTTAAAAACATTAGCAATATTTAAATTTTGATAAACATTAATATTACCATAATTGTATAATGGTTTTTTTCTTCTAGCATTTACTGTATTATGAAACAAATAAAGTGTATTTTTTAATTCAAGTTTTGTAGATATTTGTTCTGGTTTAATTTTTGCTAAAAATCGAGTAGCATGCTGTGAACAATCTGGACAAGGTAAATAAGCACAGATTCTTTTAATTAATCCAAACATTTGAGGTATCAATTTATTAAAGTCATTTTCATTAATTTTTTCGGCCATTGTATGTAATAATGTCCAAGTTGGAGGTCCCCAAATACTAGGTGCTGGCATTAATATATCTAATAAATATAATAAATATAAAGATATTTCACAATTTATATTATAATTAATATGAAAAAATATAATATAGAAGGTGATATAGATTTTTTTTCAGAGTTATATAAATCTCTTGATGATGATGATAACAAATATAAAGTAGAATCAGATAATAACCTTTGTTTAATTTCAAACCAGTTATTAATTGATAAATTTGTAGAACTTGATTGTGGGCATAAATTCAATTATATCCCATTATATAATGATATTTATAATCATAAAAAAAAATTTAATAACATGGAAGGTTCCGCAAGTTTACTAAAAATGAATGAAATAAGATGCCCTTATTGTCGTAAAAAACAATTAGGTGTACTACCGTATTATGAAGAGTTAATACCAGAAAAAACTAATGGTGTAAATTTTTATGATGACACCCAAAGTCAGAGCACTTATATTAGTTCTCAAGGAAAATTCAGTTATGGAAAATGTGAATTTATTGTTAACACCCCAACATCAATATCAACTATAACATTTAGTGGTCCTTGCCCAAATACATATGTAATAAAATCAAGTTGTGATAATAAAACCTATTGTTGGATTCATAATAGAGCAATTACTAAGCAGTTTGAAAAAGAAAAAAAGGATAAAGAAAAGCAAGCTCAAAAGAAATTAAAAGAAGAAATTAAACAAAAGGAAAAAGAAGATAAAAAACTCAAAAAAGATGCTGAAAAAATATTGAAAAAAAAGACATTAAAACAATCAAAAAATTTAATTCTCTCTATAACTAATGTAGAAGAAGAGAATCTTGTAGTAAGTATAAACCCACAAATAGAAATTACTAATGAAGGTTGTACACAAATTATCAAAACTGGCTTAAATAAAGGTAATCATTGTGGATTAACAATTTTAAATGATTGCTTATGTAAAAGGCACTATAATTTAAAAAATAAAGTATTAATATAAATTAAAAATTTAAATAATATTAAATAATATTAAATAATAATATAAATATTTAATAATATAAATATTATATGGAAACCAAAGAACAATTAGTAACTAATATTAAAGAATGGATAAAAATAGATAATGAAATCGCACAATTAAAATCAGAAATAAAAGATAGAAATAATAAAAAGAAAAATTTAACAGAAAATTTAGTAGTTACAATGAAAAAAAATAAAATTGATTGTTTTGATATTAATGGAGGTGCTTTAGTTTATAAACAAAACAAAGTAAAGAAGGCAATCAATGGAAAAAGTCTTTTATCAGCATTACAAAATTATTATAAAAATGATGTTAAATCTGCTGAAGAATTAACAAAACATATTTTAGATAGTCGTGAAGAAAAAATAAAAGAAACACTTGTGCGTAAAATAGATAAATAAATAATTTAAAAATATAAACACTATAATAATATTATAATGTTTACACTAAATGAAAATTGTTTAAATCAAAATATTTCTGATAAATCAGTTGAACCAAAATTTTATTATTATAAAGGATTAGATAATTTAGAAAAAAATATAAATAATATTTTAAAATATAATAATAAAATAAAACAAATTTTTATTTGTGGATACAGAGTAAATAACACTGAATTATTTCCATTTTTAAACTTTTTGTTAAAAAACGATATTGAAACAAAAGAATTATTATTTCCATCTTTTAGTTCAAGTGAATTATCATCAGATATTATTTTTAAAATAACAAAAAAAATGAGCTCAATATTTTATAATATATTGTCTGATGATAAATATGAATATAAAGGGTTTTATTATTATAAAAATAATATTTATTTATTTTTTGATTTCACAAATTGTAAACTAATTATTAATAATGTTTACAAAAATTCAATTATATGGCCAGTGTTAATAGATGAAATTATTAATATAAAACATGTATGTAATATTAAAATTAATTCAATAATAAGTGATTTTTTAAATAAAAATACTGACTTTATAATTTTAAAAGATAAAAATGACAAAACATATGAAATTCCTTGTATAACTTATGTTGGAAAAGAAATTTCAAAATTAAATTTTACATATATTTTTGGTGCATCAAAACCTGATAATAATTTATTATTTGGGCCTTATTATTACTTTACTAATTTTTATAATGCTGTTAAACAAGTTACAGAAGAAAATAAAGGAGGTATCGTTAGGTTTGCTTTGTTTACAAGATTAACAAAAGTTATATTAAATAATATTGCTGATTCTGTTGATGAATCAATATTAAAGAGAGAATTAATTAACAATAATTTATGTGAAAATTTAACTTTAAGAATTACTGATTATAATGGAAATTGGAGTGAAAATTACGATAGTGTTTATGTAGGAGATATAGAGTTAGATAATGGTGAAAAAATGAAAAATACTCCAATTTATGTTGTAAAAAAATATGAGCAACAAATTTCATTGAGTTATCATTTTATTGATACAACTAATGATTATCAAATACTATAATTCTAAAATAATTCATATAATATTAAATTTTTTATTCTAAAATAATGTTATATGGCAATTAGTAATATAACATTATTAGGGGTATCATTAATATTTTTTTATAGTATTTCTAAAATATTAAATTTTTATGGTGTTGGAGAAGAAGTTTATGGGTATTATTTAATTTTTTATGCTTTTATGTTAATATCAATACTTATTTTACCAAATGAATATCCAAAAGTTTAAATATTATTATAAATAATTATAATAATATAAGTAATATTGGGGCTGAAAACTTTAAGATTTTAAAATTAATTAATAATATAATAATTATTTTTTTAATAATAGAATTTATTATAACACTTTTTGAAATACTTATACTGTTGATGACGAGTTTTTTGAAAAAAATTTGCCAAATCGTTGAGCCTTTAATTTTAATCTTCTCATAAAAGAAGTTTTAACTATTTTTTCATACATTAAATTTATCATAACCATAACTAACTCTTCTTTTTCATCAAAGTATTTGGCGCAAACTTTTTGTACAACCTCAGACTTTAAAGCTCCGGCTTTAGGAGCCTGAATTAAATCTTCAACGCACTGACAAACAAATAATATTATATCTGTATTGTATTTTTTTTCATCATCAGTGTATATGTTTAAGGCCTTAGTAATATGGTCAATAATAAGTTGTTTTTTCAAGTTTAATTTGTATGCTTTCTCTTTAGTTTTGTAACCTTTTAAATTTTTAAAGTTAATATCAGGTGTTTCCAAAACAATTTGTTCAAAAGGATTTACTCCTTGAATACTTGTTGTTTGGATATTAATATTATCAGTGCGAATATTAATGGTATTTGGTTCTTTATTAATTGAATAAACCGTAGTATCAAAATCCACATTAGTATTTTCTTGTGTCGATGACATTTTAACTAATCTCATTTTAGTAGATTCGCTGGCGGAGGCATCTTCAGCAGGAGGAGTAATAGTATTCACGTCCATTTTATAATATTATTATATAAAATAATTTTTTTAAATTAAATAATTCTTTTAAATTAAAATTCTTTTATCAAAGAAAAAAAAATCCAATTACAAACTAATTATTTTATATTATTATACTATATATGTTTAATATAGATAAGCATAAAAATAAAGGTACTCAAATTAAAGTTGTTATTAATCCTACTAAAATACAAACAATTTCAACAAAAGTTTATGAATCTGGTCCTAAAAATAGTATACTAATTGGACAAGGAGAAAATGAAAGATGTAAGTTTGTTGAATTATCAGGAGATGCTAAAATTAATGAAAATGGAATTTTTACTTTAACTAATAGTCACGGAAATAACACTTTAGATACAAATAATTTATTAAATATTCCTAAAGATTATAAAAAAAGTTTTTCTCACTTAAATAGTTTTAAAGGTCAGCAAGACAATAATGGAATATCCGGAGACAAAGGAGACAAAGGAGACAAAGGAGATACTGGATTAATTGGTCCTAAAGGAGACAAAGGAGATACTGGATTAATTGGTCCTAAAGGAAATAAAGGAGACAAAGGAGACAAAGGAGATACTGGATTAATTGGTCCTAAAGGAAATAAAGGAGACAAAGGAGACAAAGGAGACAAAGGAGACAAAGGAGACAAAGGAGATAAAGGAGACAAAGGAGATAAAGGAGACAAAGGATTGATTGGAATCAAAGGAGATAAAGGAGATAAAGGAGATAAAGGTGACAAAGGATTGACTGGAATTAAAGGAGACACTGGATTGTCTGGTCTTAAAGGTGAAAAAGGAGACAAAGGTGACAAAGGTGATACTGGATTAACTGGTCCTAAAGGAGAAAAAGGAGATAGTAATGGTGTACTTGGTCCTAAAGGAGAAAAAGGAGATACTGGATTAACTGGTGAAAAAGGTGAAAAAGGTGAAACTGGATTAACCGGTGAAAAAGGTGAAAAAGGTGAAAAAGGTGAAACTGGGTTAACTGGTGAAAA